GAAGGCGTAGGTGCGGCCTGCAAACTCCCATCAGGTTGCTGGAAGTAGGGTTGCATAGTCTGTGGGTCTATGATGTAACCAGGGTCTACCCGCTGTTGTACTGTAGAAAGCTGTCCTGTAGGTTGCTGAATAACATCATATCCAGGCATCTGTGCGCTTATATCTTCTCGTATGCCTGGTGTATAAGCGGCTGATTCAGCCCCAGTGGTCTTATTTATCTTTGTGACCTTGCCATCAGATATGACGATATCTGATTCATACTGGTCACCAAGGTCTATAAGTTGATAGTCGGCATCTCTATCTAAACCATACCTAGAAAGAGAGCCAACCCTGGCCTCTAACGCATCTATGACCTCATTGTATTTAGATATATCGGGAATTTTTTGCCCGAGCTGATTGTATTGGATTTGACCAAATTCATCGGTCGCCCATACCTCAGGGAATGGAATGCTTTTCCCATATATATCTTCCCAAAGTTCTTTAAGGTCTACAGGTGCGCCCTGTTGATAAGCTGAAGTCGCTACATCACGAGGGCCAACTCCTTCAGTAAATCCCTCGACACCTCTATACAGATTGGCAAAAATATCTAAATCTTCCTGCTTGGCAAGATTTAGGACTGTCGAGTCATCACCTTCTCCAGCATAAATCTTCATATTATCGCCAGAGCCTTCAACCCTGCGTGCGCCTATGTCACGCATGAAATTGTGGACATTCTGGTCATAGACCCACTGGGCTGACAATCCTGACCCTATAGGGCGGTGCAATATATACCATTTGCCGCCAACGAGTTCTAAGTCACCGATACTGCGACCTTGAGTTGATGGTGTAACCAACTTACATTCTCCCTACGTAGCCCTCGACGTTATTCAAGATGGCATCCTGACCCTGCTCATCAATCTCCATCTGCCGCTGAAACGGAGTCATATTCTGCCAGGATGTTTGCCATGCCGCTTTACCGCTCATCCTCTCATGTCCGAAAGGTACAGGGGGATTCGGCCCCTTCTCAGCACTGGCTCCAGCATCGAAAAGTTCATTGAACTCTCCCGCCACATTCAACATCGCTTCAGTGAACTGGTTCATTACACTCATCGTGCCAACTCCTGTCCGACCCTACTAGGTCTTGCTACGCCTGGAGTAAGTGGATTCCTTGTTGGTCGTCCTGTACCGCCAAGACCAGCCATAGAACCCATGCTCTGTTGTATCGGCATACCATCAGGGCCAAGCATCGGCCCCTCTCCTGGCATACCGCCTCCAGCATCTTGCATCTGCGCCTGCTGTTGAGCTTGCTGTTTAGCCTGTTCTTCTTCTTGTTGCTCCAGCATGTTAAGGATGCCAGCTTCACGGGCCACAGCCTTAGCCATGACCTCTTGGACGCGCGGGTCAGAGCGTATGAGGTCTTCAAGCAACCGACGTTGTTCACCTGTTGCATCCTCAAGTTTGGCATCAGCAGACCAGTAAGTCTCCTTGGACTTCAGACCTTGCTGTACCTCACGTAAGCCAATCTCACGATGTTGCAGTTGCATTACTGGGTCAACCAACTCGAATCCAACCATGATGGAATAGTCACTTTCAATCATACTTGGGTCGATTGCATGTCCCCTGATGGTCAACTTCATATCCAATACATCTATCCATTGCAGGATATGTGATGCGGATTGCGTTGCAAGATGTTGCAGTTGCTTGCTTGGCGCTACGAACTTCCGTCCTGCCGCTGTGGTCAAGATAGCCTGTTGGCCCACGGTGGATACGCCAGTCTCACGCACACCTTGAAGGGCGCGAGAGAACGTGCCCATCTCGATATCCCTATCTAACCATTCCTCGGACTGGAACATCCAGGCTGGCAGGTTGGGCATCTCCATCTTCCAGACATCGCCACGGTTGCCCATCTCGATGACATCACCGCGTGCCATCTGGTCTTGGAGTTCTGATGCGTCCATGACCGTGCCTGTCGGGTTGAAGGTGGCTTCCATCAGTGCGTTATGTCTACCTGCAACTGCCTGGGCCTGTGCTTTCAGGACTGGCATAACAGGTTCCAGTACACCAACAGCCATGTATGTCGGGTCAACTTCTTCAAGAGATGTGACTTCTTGACCATACCCTGAGAAGGCGTGGCTGTAGGGTATAAACCCCCAGGTATTCTTCTCGACGAACAAGAGTTCGCTATCTGCGACCATAGCGTGCCAACATTCTGACCAGAACTCATCGACCATGATTAGCTCGAATGGGTTATCCCCTGTCTTCCAGGGGTGCACCTCGCCGCGTTTAGCACGCGCCCCTGTCATACGTCCACGTGTTATCTCTTCGAGGTCTATGGAGCGCCGGTAGGCATGTTTGATAGCGATGCGCGGTTCTTTTTCTGTTGGGTCTAGCAAGATACGTGACGGGTGGGGCGCTCTGGTGCGGAAAGGCATCATGCTTTTAGTGGCATTACGGTGGATACGGACGCGCCTATCGTACTCGTCCTGTGGTTCGTTCCGCCCTTTGCGCGGTTTTTCCCGTCGGTGGGCCATACAAGATGTATCTAGCCCATCTTCAACTACTGCATATCCATACAGCAATAGATGCTTACCTATCTGCTTCCATGTAAGGTTAGGCTCGAATAATGATGCCTCGTCCAGTATGGCCTTCATCGCAGGTTCAACTTGGTCGGCGCGGCGTTTGCTTGCCTCCGTCTGGGTGCTGGGCCATCTGTGAATCATCGGCTCGTAGGCCAGTTGGTGGTCTACGGCGTGGTCAACGATTGAGCGGGAGCGGGCTGGTTTCAGCCATTCAGGGCGGTTCATGCCTTCAGGCCACAGCTTGAATGTCTGTTGGTAGTAGCTGTCTATCTCCTGCCACTTGACGTGCGTACGCGACCAGAGGTCTTGGAGATATCTGGTCATCTGTCGGATAGACTCTACCGTTGGTTTATCGTCGTAAGCCAATCTGCTACCTCATTGTGACCTAGGTCACACTACCATCTGGAGCGGCTACGGTTGCGCCCTAGGATGCGCTTCCAGCCACTCTCCTGTGGGCCGTAGATATTACGTCCTGTGGCCTGGGCGAAACGGCGCAACTGCCAGGCTATGCCGACAGCGAGGGGATAATCATCATGTGCGCCTACCTGCCCTTCAATCCTGCCATTCTTCTTGGGGTTTCGGATGACGGAGAAGAACTGGTCTAGTCCGTCCTGGCTGGGCACTACCACCAGTCTGTCCGATACCGCCTCAATGAGTTCGCCCCAGAGCATATACCGTGAGCGTTCATCGGTATGCCAGCCGCACTTATCGTCGTCTCTATAGTATAGATGGGGATATCTCGACTCTCTAGCGGTGGATATGGTGAGAACTCCCCAGTCGTTATCCTCTATCCCCCATACAGGGTTGTGGTACATCTTCAGCAGTTCCATAGAGGCTAAAGAAAGCTGGTCGGGGGGTATCAAGTTTGTCTGTATATCTGCGACCACGTACCCTGTACTGACATCCAGTATGACGGTGATGGCCCAGTCTCCCCCAGTACCGTGGGATGTATCTGTTGCCGCCACGTATCGTTTGCCTGGATGGAACTCCTGCCAGATGCTGGCCTGGACTGGCCCCGTCTGTACCGTCTTGATTGGGGGTCGGCAGTCCTGTGCCATAAGATGCAGTATGTCGTGGTCGAATGCCGCTATCGTTCTTGGGGGTGATAGGGCTTCCATCTCGCTTGCAGGGTATTCTTTCTCGAACAGAGATATATCTGAGTATTCGCGCTGGCGTGCATTGAACCACTCGTTATCTCTGCCAGGGCGCACGTTCCAGCCATAGAATACCTTCTTGAACCCGTTATCGGGCGCTTCCTGATACACCCTTTTGAACATAGACCGTGCGTTGGCGGCGTTGGACGTGGACACCATGATTAGCTGACCGCCCCCGTCATCAATCGTAGGCTTTACAGCGGCATAGTTGGCTTCTAGGTGTTCGTGGAAATCAGCCTCGTCCAGTATGACCAGGGATGCCGTAGCGGAGCGTCCCGCCTTATCTGTTGATGGTAGGGCGCGGATACCTGATTCCATCGTCGGGAATGTGAGTTCCTGCCTGGAATCTGTACCGAGTACGGTCTTCAGTCCCTCGGGCAGTCTTTCGTATATGAACCGACTCTTGGACAGCAAGACCTTGGATTCTTCTTCACCCTGGGATAACAGCAGGACTAGAGCGCCCTCCTTGTACATAGCCGTCCACAGCGCATATGCCCCAAGGAGCCAGGATGCCCCAGTCTGTCTGGACTTCAACCATACCAGTAGTTTCTCTTCGTCCAGAAACTCGCATACCTCGACTAGGTGGGGCCACCTTTCAAACGGTATGACGCCTCGTCCTGGCGGCGGCTCCAATACCTGCACATATTCAAGAAAGTCAGCAAAATGTCTTTTAGCTAGGGCATATGACGCGGCTTCCCCTACCTCAAGTGCTAATGCTTCCTGTGGTTCTTGTCCTGTTACGACCATCCTTACCCTTCATCCACAGGATGTGACGTGCCTTCTATGATACGTTTCCTCAAATCCACCAGGGAGCGGAGTTCATCATCAGAGAAGTCATCTATATTCCTGTGTACCACTTCCCCGTCCACCTCAATGACCTGTGCCGCTTTACCGAACGCCCTCTCCATGAGCATCTCTATAGCCCTTAACTGGTCTGCTACCTTGGCCCCTTCAATCTCACCATTGGCAACAGCTACAAGGCGTCTCACAAGCACATCTGCATTCTGCGTGGAATACAGTATCTTCTCCGCCAAGTCCTTGCTTCTCCTGACGGGCCTGGCCCCATTCCCATGACTCCCCGATTCCCCAGGTTTCCACTGCGGGGCAAGCTGACTATGCGGCTTCTTCATACTCATACCCAAAGAATACAATAGTCAGTATCCTCTTGCAACCACCATGATTATCTGCTACCCTTGCCGGACAGTGTGGGGATTGCGTATTATCCCCAGCCCGACCATATAGGACGGGCGCGTCAGGAAGAACAGGCCCCTTATAAACGAGGGTGGCGGACTTTCTTCTGAATCTCCCATCCCTATAGATTCGGAAATTCAGAAACCAAAGTTAGGGGTACTTCCTGGGCTGGGATGGGCTAGGGCCGCTTACCAGTTAATCGCAAAATCTGTTACGATGCCTTGGGATAATTACGTCTTACAATACCCACCTATTGTCTGATAGAATGTACTCCCTTACTCTCTCTAGCAGTCCCCCTGTATGTTACCCCACTTGGCATATGGGGGGATTGTTTATCTACCCCCCTATCAATCAAGGGTACCCCCTCCTCGGCACCCCCCCCTCTTCAGTAAACTGCAAATCAGCCGATATATGTCCCCCTACCCGTAAAGTACCCCCAGGGGGGTGGTTCCCGATGTGGGGGTGGCAAATAGCCCAAGTAGAACATTTGTTCCAAACATCCGTTCTAGTCCCGCAGTATCTAGAAATTGAATACTATTTATCTATTGAGACCTAGGTCATACTTTGTGAATGGCGTCACAATCCACAGCGCCTACCAGAACAGATGTTCTACCCAGGACTAGAACATACGTGCTACCCAGAAGTAGAACATATGTTCAGAACGTATGTACTGAAAATTAGTGGCGAGTTTTGAGGGTCTGCCACTACTAGTTCACCTTTTGAAAACGACCCCTTTAATGAGCCCCTCAGAGCCACCACAGCGCTTTTAGATACCATAGTTTGCCATACCTTGCCATAACTTGACATAATGCGCCATTATTAGAACATCTGTGCTGAATTCAGCTTTCCTTATTTATAATGA